CTTTTTTTTATTATTCCGCACAATTAATATTTTGGGGTAGCCATGCCGAGAGGACGTAAACCTATACCTACAGAGATAAAGCGGCTCAAGGGGTTAGACAGAAACGACCCCGGACGCATTAACTTAAACGAGCCAAAGCCGGAGAAGAAGAAGCATAGACGGCCTACCTGGATAAAAGACAAGCACGGCAAACAGGCATGGACGTACTACTCCGATTTACTCGACGAGCTCGGGGTAGTTACTACGGCAGATCGAATAGCTATGGAGCAGCTAGCCCAAAGCTATGCAAACTGGAGAAAATGCCAAGAGGCTACGGAGCGGGAGGGTATCGTAGTAGACGGTAAACGTAACCCAAACGATATAGCCGCTCGGGACTGGTACGACAGGCTAATCAAGATACTGGTAGAATTCGGGTTAACTCCCTCGAGCCGTAGCCGTATCGTAGTCGATAAACCGAGCGAGGCTATCCTAGCAATTAAGCCGAGGGAGCGGTAATGGTAGACGAGATTACTAAAGCCTGGATACGTAACGAGGCAGACCAGAGAGCAGCCGATAAAGACTACTTTATGGATGAGGCTAGAGGAGAGCATATCTGTAATTTTATAGAGACGCAGTTATGCCTATACGAGGGAGACTATGCCGGTAAACCGATTAGGCTTTTAGACTGGCAGGTAGAGCTCTTTTATCGTTTGTTCGGGTGGTGTAAATATTCGGAATTCTACAAGCGTAATATTAGACGGTTTAGAATTGCTAGTATCTGGCTCCCTAAGAAAAACGGAAAGAGCCCCACAGGAGCCGCAGTAGGCCTATACCTCCTAGCCGCAGACGGAGAGCCCGGCAACCATATCTACTCAGCAGCTAGAGACGCTAAGCAGGCTGGAATTGTCCATAAAAATGCTCGTATGATGGTAGAGCAGAGCCCGGCACTACGGCAGCTATGTCAGATAAACAACAGTACCGGAGTTATTAGCTACGCTCCGAGTAATAGTACCTATCAGATAGTAGCAGGTTCTAACTTTCAGAGCCTAGAGGGGTTAAACGGTAGCACGATTGTAGATGAGGTGCACGTATTAGACTCTCGGACTGCCTCCGCTATTGAGCATGCCGGTATTAGCCGTAGTGAGTGGCTACGTTTTGAAATTAGCACTGCAGGCAATAACCCTACAGGATACGGTAAAAAGCAGTGGGAATACGGAGAGGCAGTAAACAGAGGAGATATAGACGATGACGAGTTTTTATTTATCAAATACGCAGCTCCCGATAATCTAACAGATGACGAGCTACTAAACCCCGAAGTATGGAGGGCTGCGAATCCCTCTATGGGTACGATCATCTCAGAGGAGGAGTTTAGTAAGAGTCTCCATAGGGCTAAACGCAGCCTCTCGGACTGGGCGGCTTTTAAGATGTACAGGCTCAATATCTGGAGTACGTCCGAGAGCCCCTGGTTACGGTCGGAGGATTGGCGTAAATGCGCTAGAGATTTTACGCTAGAAGATTACGAGGGGCAGGAGTGTATTTTAGGGCTAGACCTATCCAGGACTCGGGACATGACAGCAGCAGTTCTCGTATTTACAGAGGGAGAGGAGTATACGATTATTCCGTTCTTTTGGTACCCAGAACAGGCAGCTAAAGAGAATGACCATATAGCCCCCTACCTACAATGGGCAGATAAGGGCTACATAGAGCTCATACAGGGAGATGTTATAGACTATAACGTAGTAGAAAATGCTATATCTAATCTAGCCGAGAGATTTATAATTACAGAGATAGTATACGATAGGATGTATGCGGAGGATATTACTACGAGGCTTGAGAATAGAATAGGCTGTTATCGCACAAACTTCCCACAAACTATAATGCACTTTGCAGCGCCAACGGCAGAATTAGAGCGGCTAGTAATATCGGAAAAACTGAGACACAATGACAACCCAGTATTAAACTGGCAGGCTCAAAATGTATCGGTTAAAACAGACCCTAACAACAATAAGAGGCCGGTAAAGCCTGGGCACGATAACCCGAGGAAAATAGACGGTATAGTAGCCGCTATTATGGCTCTCGGGAGAGCTACTGCCGAGGCTGAAATAATGCCGGCTCTGGACTATTACGAAAATAACGAGATAGAGCTACTCTAAATGCAACCCAACAGCTACATAATAGCCCCAGGAATAGACGCAACCCGAGCCATTGAAAACCCTAATATACCGCTAAGCTCCCCCGATGTATGGCAAGAGGTATTTGGTAGTACTAATACGCAGTCTGGAATATCTATTAACCCGGCTAGCAGCCTAACGATAGCCCCTGTATTTCAGGCTATTAACCTGATTAGCGGGGATGTAGCTAAACTGCCTATAAACGTTTATAAGCGCATGCCGGAGCTCGGGGTTAGGGGTAGAGATGTAGACGATAACCATCCAGCACAGAGGTTAATCAAATACAGACCTAACCCGGAGATGAGCGCTTTCAAGTTCTGGCGTAGAATTATGACGCATTCACTCCTCTGGAGTAATGCCTACTGTATTATCAACAGGGACTCCTCCGGTAATCCTACGGAGCTCCTGCCATTACTGCCGGATAGGACTACTCCACAGCGAACAAAAGACGGGCAGCTATTCTACGTATCAGAGATAGACGGAGAGTTGCAGGGATTCGCTGCCTCTAATATTCTACACATCGAGCAAATCAGCATAACTGGAGAGGCAGACTGTCAGTTACTCTATAAAGCCCGAGAGGCTTTTGCATTATCTTTAGCAGCGGAGCAGTTTGCCTCTAAGTACTTTGTAAATGGTGGACGAATAGGCGGTATTTTAGAGATGCCTCCAGGGATGACTAAGCAGGGAGCCGATAACCTGGAGAGCGGGTTTAGGAAGACTTACGAGAGTATAGATAACTCTTTTAGAAGCGTGATCCTGAGAGACGGCGCTAAATTTCATCAAGCACAATTTACTCCAGAGCAAACGCAGATGACTGCTGCGAGAGATCAGCAGGTAAAAGAGGTAGCTAGGTGGTTTAATATCCCTCCTCACAAATTAGGAGACGATTCTAAAGCCTCTTATAACTCTCTCGAGCAGGAAAACAGGGCATACTTGCAAGGCTGCCTCTCTCACTGGCTCAAAACAGTAGAGGCAGAATGCTACTTAAAGCTACTCAGCCCGTTAGAACAGGAGAGCAATAGCCATTTTGTAGAGTTTAATACTGCGGCTCTAGTGCAGGCTGATATATCTACTCAGTACACGATCTACCGTACAGGTATCGAGGCCGGCATACTAAGCCCTGACGAGGTGCGAGCTATGCAGAACCTAAACCCCAGACCAGACGGGCTAGGCTCTAAGTACCTTAGACCGTTAAATATGGAGTATGCAGAACAGGAGCCAGAAGACGAGGAGCCCGTAGTAGATCAGGTAGAAGCAGAGGAGCCGGTAGAGGAGGAGTTAGACGAGGAGAGATGTGCCGACGATTGCCCCTGTCAGTTAACTACTCCAGCTATGGAGCTACTGGATAAAGAGATAGAGAGATTTACAGGCTACCTTACCCGAAAGGTTAACCGGGAATTCTCAAAAAAGGGACACGAGCGGTTTATGCTCTGGATTGAAATTAATTCAGATGAGGAAAAGCCTATTTTGCGAGACTCTATTAGCCAGATATCTACAATGATTTGCACGCTAAACGGATGGAATCGTAGCGATTTTATAGATGCTATTGTAGAGCCGTTGTTTTACGATTTGTTTATAGACGTTGTACGAGTGGTAGATGACTCTCGAATAGACGACCCCAAAAAAACCCTAAAAGAGGTAACAAACTCGTTTGCTAGTGAGGTTACCCAGTTATACAGAGACAAGTTAAAAGCCAAAGGTTTTAATAATGCGTAAGCTATTCCCTAATGAACAACCAGTAACAGTAGAGCGTAGAGCAGATGGTACAGCTACTATTAGCGGGTATGCTGCTGTATATCATAGACAAGATAACCCAGGCACACAGTACGAGTTGATGCCAAATTATTACGAGCGAATCCAGCCTGGAGCATTTACCAGAGCTTTAAATGAGGGCGATGATGTTAGAGCTCTATTTAACCACGATGCCTCAGCGGTACTCGGACGCAGTAAATCCGGTACTCTTAGACTCTCAGCAGATAAAGTAGGGCTGAAATACGAGGTAGACCTGCCTAATACGCAGTTAGCCCGAGATTTAGCCGAAAGCGTGGAAAGAGGCGATATTAGCGGCTCTAGTTTTGCATTTAGCGTAACCCCAGAGGGTCAAAAGATAGAGCGAGATAAAGACGGTACTACCTACCGTAATATCTTAGAAACTCGGTTGTACGATGTATCTGTAGTAACCTACCCAGCATATGAGGCAGCTACTAGCGGATTAAGATCAGCAGAAAACGTAGAGGAGGCTAAGGCTGCTCTGGATAGCTGGGAGAATAACCGAAATGCAGCTCTAAACGCAGTAAAGGTAAGGCTGGCACAAATCAAACTTGACCAGGACGCATTAGAGCTCTAAATTTAGATTATGTGAAACCGCTAGGTAGTAGCATAATAAACGATCAGCGAAACCGTTAAAGGCTGTAGCGTATCGACCGAGGAGGCGATAGGTGCAGCCTTAAATTTTGCGCCACAACTAAAATTAAAATAGGAGCCTAGAAAATGGCTTTAGATAAAACCCAAGAGCTGCAGGAAAAGCGTAACGAGCTACACGCAGCTATCAACGAGCTAGGAGACTGTAGAGACTCCTGGGACGCAGAACAAGAGCAGCGTTGGGATACCCTTAATGCTGATTATGATAACGTAGTAGCCGAGCTGCGAGACGAAAAGCAGAAGCTAGACGTAGCAGCTCGTCTGGAATCGCTCAAAGAGGAGCGAGAAAAAGCAGACTGGCAAGCTCGCCGAAACAATGAGCCCGCTCCAATTAACGACGAAGTACGCTCTAAAGCTCTCCGTGCATGGTGTAAACATCAAGCCGGGCAGGACGTAGGAAGCGATTTACTCGAAGCTGCTAAACGCTGCGGAGTAGACCCTACTCGAGCATTTTTCGATATCGACTTACGTAACACAGCTAGCGGGTATAACGCTAACGGTTACGGTCAGGAATATCGAGCCCAGAGCACTACTAATTCAGAGGGGGGTTACACAGTCCCAGAAGGATTTAGTAACGAGCTAGAAAAGGCTCTACTAGCCTTTGGAGGAGTTCGCCGAGTAGCTCGAGTAGTACGCACTGCCAGCGGTAACGATATCCCTTGGCCAACAGTAAACGATACCTCTAATAAAGGGGCTATCCTTGCAGAAAATACTCAAGTATCTGAGCAGGATGTAACCTTTGGTAGCGTAACGGTTGGAGCCTATAAGTACTCGAGCCGTTTAATTAGAGTTTCTGCGGAGTTAATGGCAGATAGCGCGTTTTCTCTCGGTGCCGAGCTCGGTGCCATGATTGGTGAGCGTATTGGGCGCATCACTGCTGAGCACTTTACTACTGGTACGGGCTCCTCTCAACCCGAGGGTATCGTAACTGGTGCAGCCGCAGGGGTTACAGCAGCCTCCGCTACTGCGATTACTATGGATGAGCTTATAGACCTAATGAATAGCGTCGATCCTGCTTACCAGGCTTCTGCTTCTGCTGGGTTTATGATGCACAATAGCGTTAAATCTGCTCTGCGTAAGCTTAAGGACTCTAACGGACAGTATCTCTGGCAGCCTGGGCTTACAGCCTCAGACCCTGATACTCTGTTAGGAAAGCCTGTAGTAATCAATCAGGAGATGGCCTCCAGTATCGCTACGGGAGAAAAAACAGTTCTCTTCGGCGCGATGGATAAGTTCTTGATCCGTGACGCAGGCGGCATTAAATTGGCTCGTATGGATGAGCGGTATAGAGACTACGATCAGACCGGATTCGTAGCCTTCTCTCGCCATGATTCCGTGCTGCTAGACGCAGGTACTAACCCAGTAAAGTACCTAGTCCAAGCATAGGAGTTAATTGATGAAAGTTAAGCTGTTAGTAGGCAGAGCGGGTACCGGATTCGTACAGAATCCCGGTGATATCATCGAGGTACCCGATGCCGAGGGGCAGCGGCTTTTAGATAGTAACCAGGCAATTATTGCCGGCTCTCGTAAGGGAGCCGGCAGTAAGCCGGTTATAGAGGCTGCTGTTAAACCGAGCCCCAAAAAACGGGCTAGACCAAAAAAGAAACCCGCAGTAAATGAATAACTACGCGCTAAAAACCGTAACCGCTCCTACCGATGAGCCAATAGATAGCACAGAGGCTAAGCTGCATATGGCAATTGATGACAGTACTTTTGATACTCTCATTAATGACTATATTAAAGCCGCTAGAATGTATATTGAGGCTAATACTAATCGGCAGATATGTACTGCTACTTATGATTTGATCCTAGACAAGTTTCCGGGAGCCTCCGGCGATATCTATTTACCAAAAGGGCAATTGCAGAGCATAACCTCGGTAAAGTACATAGATACGGACGGAGTAGAGCAGACATTAGCCGCTAGTAACTATACCGTAACTGATAGCCGAGAGCCTGCTATTTTAGAGCCAGCATATAATAAGACCTGGCCAGCTACTCGTTTACAGAGAGACGCAGTTACCGTACGGTTTGTATGCGGTTACGGAGACTCTAGCGTAACACCAGAGGGTATTAAGCAGGCTGCTTTACTTATGGTAGGACATTACTTTGAGCATAGAGAAGCAGTAGCGTTTAATAATGTAGCCTCCGTAGTTCCGTTAGCCGTTGATAGTTTACTATCTGTTTATCGTTTGGGGGATGCCTTCCAATGGTACGAAGCGGCGCACTAAGACACCGAGTTAACCTACAAAGTAACGCAGGTAGCGTAGATGGTGCTGGGCAGGTTACCCAATCCTGGAGCACTTACCGTACCTGTTTTGCCGAAGTGATTTATAAAGGTGGAGCCGAGACGATCCGAGGGCAGCAGGTAGACGCTACTCTAACTGCTATTATTCGGATTAGATACCCGAGCGCTGGCACATTCCCGGAGGCAGAGCATAGAGTAGTATGGGGTGCTCATACGTTTAATATTGAGAGCGTACAGCGAAGAGATACGCACGAGCGGGAAATCTGGCTATACGTAAAGGAGGTAGCGTAATGGCTAATCCTCCAATATGGTACCAGATGACCGGAGTAAAAGAGCTAGACCTAGTTTTAGAGCAGTTCCCGAAGCGTTTACGTAGGAAAATGGCTAAAGAGGTATTAAAGGATGCTGCAGTACCACTATTAAACGCAATGCAGGCGACAGTACCAGTAGATAGCGGTAAGTTAAAGAGTAAGCTAACTATAAAAAATATGCGTCTATCTAAACAGAGATGGAGAGCGGGCTGGACTGGGGCAGCAGTTACAGTAAAAGGTAAAAAGATACGTTATGCGTACCAATTGGAGACCGGCACAAGTAAAGCAGCTCCAAAACCTTTTGCCCGTAGTGCTGCTCGCATGGCTCGATCCGCAGTAATAGCAAGATTTAAACAGGGTATGGCTAAGGCGATTTATACTACGGCAGTTAAAATACGACCTGCGGGGACTAAATAAATGGCAGATATCGGAAGAGGGCTAAGAGCCTACCTAGTAGGACAAACAAGCGTAACGGATGAAGTAGGGACTAGGATTTACCCAGGAGTACTGCCACAGGACGCCACATTGCCGGCAGTAGTTTATAACGTTATATTTTCTGACCCTCACGATGTACTAGCGGGATCATCCGGAAGCGTAACAAGTACAGTACAGGTAGACATATACAGCGATTCCCATATATCCAGCAACTCAGCAGGAGAGGCTATTAGGCTAGTTACTCAGGGTTACTCTGGCTCGATGGGCAGCGAAACAATAAACTCGGTAAGACTAACTAACCGTAACGAAACCTACGAGCCTCCTACAGATGGAAGCGATTTAGGGAGGCACAGAGTTTTGCTAGAGTTTGATATAACACACACTAACACTATACCGTCATTTTAGGAGTGAATTAAATGGCACTTAAAAACTATGCGAGCCAGGGAGCAAGCGTATCATTTGGTACTTCTGCGCTAACCGGCAAAATAACCAGCATCGGCTCAGTAGAGCAATCTAGAGACGCTCTAGATATTACTGATTTGTCAGTATCAGCAGACGGGAGCAAATTATATATCCCTGCGGATATCCACGAGCCCGGCACGTTTGATGTAGAGTTTCTATACGCAGCAGATCAGGCACTACCTGATATCACTGCTGCGGCGGAAACTATAACTATTACATGGCCTAAAGCCACGAGTTCCGGTACAGCAGCTACTTTTGCTGGCTCCGGGTTTATCCAGTCCAGAGGTACTGCCTCAGCAGCACCAGGCGAGATAATGAAAATTAGTTGTACGGTACAATTCGACGGTGAAACTGAGCCGACATATACCGCAGGAAGTTAGTTAAGGAGCTAAATAATGGAGGGATTACGAGTAGAGGAACATCCAGCGACAACCGCTACCAGGGAAAGATACGAGAAGTTAGGAATAGATAAGCCTCTAACTGCAACAGATCAGAGAGCCATTTATATCGATAACGACCTAATCGGATTTTTAACGGTAGGCGAAAATAGCTGTATTAACCTTATCGCACATTTTAACGACGATGCTAAACAGACAGTACTAGAGGCTATAGGCTCTCTAATGGGGGAGAGTTATGAACGCGTTAGTATGGTACCGGAAGTAGAGCCAATGGAGGAGTTAGATAATGACGGTTGCGAGTAGAGAGGCATTATTAAAGCTTTGTGAGAGACGATACGCTACGGTAGATATTCCAGAGCGGGAGGTAACCGTGCGTATTCAGTCTCTAAGCGAAAGCGAAAAAAGCCAATATGAAACCTGCCTAATAGCTAAAAACGGCAAAGGAATTATGCGCGAGAGGCTACAGGATGCAACTAGGAGGCTTTTAGCTCTCTGCATAGTAGACGATGCCGGAGAGCGTATATTTTCAGACGGCGATTTATCCGCTCTAGCTAATTTAGATGCGTTTGTATCGTCTCGTATTTATGATGCGTGCCAGGAACACTGCGGATTTAATAAGGGCGATATAGACGACACTGTAAAAAACTCCGAACAAATCAGCGTAGACGATTCTACTACAGATTAGCCCTACAGCTAGGGTACGTAGACGTTGATTTGATGCTATCCCAGATAACTCCTGAACAGGCGGACGAGTGGGTAGCCTACGGGGTTTATCTCGAGCCCTTTGGGTTCGAGATGGACTGGCTACAGACTGGTACTTTAGCCTCTATGGTTTATGCAGCTCTAGGAGGTAAGGGTACCGGCACTAGTCCCGCAGATTATATACCGACAGATAAACCCGATAACTCAGTAGACGAGTTTAGAGCAGTAATAGCGGCGAAATATGGCGACAATAGCAAACCTAGCGGTAAACGTAATAAGTAATACCGGTAGCTTCAATAAGGGTATGAGCCAGACCCGAAAAACTCTGGCAGATACTAACAAGTCTATCGGAGGATTCGGAGGCAAGCTAAAAGGGATGGCTATACCTTTAGCTATTGCTGCTGCAGGATTTGTAGCGGTTAAAAAAGCGATTAGCCAGGTTAGTGACGCTATGAATAGGCTAGACCGAGAGGCTAAGGCTGCAGAGTCTCTAGGACTCCAAATACAGGAGTTACAGAGTTTAACGTTTTCCGCTCAATTAGCCGGTTTAGAGGGAGAGCAATTTATAACGATTTTTAGCAAATTGCAAAAGAAAATCGGAGAGGCAGCTATCGGTACCGGAGAGGCTGCAGCTACTTTTGAAAAGCTAGGATTGAGCACGGACAATTTATTGAAAATGTCTCCAGATGAGAGGTTTCTGGCTATTGCTGATGCAATAAAGAAGATAGAAAACCCGGCTTTGCAAGCAGCAATGGCTACAAAACTCTTTGAGGAGGAGGGTTTAAAATTGTTGCCTATGCTACAGAGCGGCTCCGAAGGTATCCAATCTCAGAGAGAGGAGCTCGAGAGATTACAGGGTACTCTTAGTAAACATGATACAGATAAAATACAGGACGCAAATAATGCTTGGACGAAGCTAAAGACTGCTGCCGAGGGTCTTTGGAACCAATTAGCCGTAGCGTTAGCTCCTATATTTGAGTTGATTGCTAACATCCTAACTGAGATAGTTGTATGGGCAGTAAAGGCTGTTAATGCGTTTAATAAATGGATTAATACTATTACTTTTGGGGCTGTAGCTTATAAAGAATGGACTCTAGAAACCAATAAAGCTAAAAAAGCCTCAGAGGAGGCAATGATTCAAGCAGAAAAGCAAAGAGAAGCAGAGGAAAAAGCAGCTAAAGCTAGAGAGGCTTTAGAACAGCGAGGAATCAAACTAGCCGAGAGCCTACGTACGCCAATAGAAAAGTATACAGACACTATAAAAGATTTAGACATGATGCTATCCGAAGGAGTTATTAGCTGGGAGACATATGAACGAGCGGTCAAAAAGGCTAACGATGAGCTCGAAAAGTCCGAGGAGTTTAAGAAAAAGGAAATAAAAGCAATAGAACGACAGGCTATTGGAATAGCTACCAGAGGATCGACTGCCGCTCTCAGCGCTCAGCAGAAACAGGTAAGAATTATGGAGCGAATAGCAGAACAGAATAAGCTAGAGCTGGAGGAGAGCCGAAAACGTAATCATAAATTAGATGCTATTAAGAAGAATACCGGCTCTGTAAATGTTGTAAGGATTTAAATAATGGCAGTAACAAGCGTAAATGTATCGCATGAGGGCTGGAGCGGCTCAGCAGATATAAAAGAGGGTTTTAGCTTTAACGTAACATACCTAGCCGAGGTAGACGATCCTCAGGACGGAGCCTACGAGGTATTGAGCTCTCCTAAAATGCCGAGTATCGGATCAGCCTATGATGTAGGAAACGATAGGTACTATCTAACTGCTCTCTCTAACCTAACTGCCTCTCCAGTATCCGGTACTCGAAATCTTTGGGAGATTGTCGCTACTTATGAGCGGATAAAACCAGAGGATGAAGATGAAAAACCGATAAAGACTGAAAAACCAGATCCAGGTAATGGAGTTAAAGAGGACGACCCGACAGAATGGCCGGTTATTGTGACAATGAGCACTACGAGGGTTTCTAGGGCTGCCCAATTCGGCGTTTATATGGGGCAAAAGGAATATCCAGCGGGCTCAGATCAAAACAATAACGTACCTTTAGTTAATGGCTTTAATGCATGCTTTGATTTAAGAAACCAAGTGCCTCTCGGGTGGCCTAGCGTTATATCTGATTTTTTTAATAATATCCAAAATGACCGAGCTATAACCAATTCAAACTTTAAACCGTTTGATCCAGCTCCGGAGATAGACTATACGAGATATACCGTAGGCATCGAGTTTAGGACTTTAGATTATCCGAGTCCGTTAATTAGAGCTGTAAACTGCGTAAACTCTAAGGACTTTGTTTTATCTCATATCATAGAGTCAGAGGATGAAAATGGACAACCTCGGACACTTTTAACTAAATTAGGAATAAAAAGTCAAACTTGTAAAATACAAGGAATCGGTATAACTCCGATGCACTCAGACGGAGTAGGCTACTTTAGCTGCAATTTAGAGCTGGAAATAGACCCTCTTTACGGATGGAGACTAGATATTTTAGACAGAGGATACTCTGTCAAAGATGATACACTAGAAGCCGATGGTACTACTGCTGCTCCTGGTAAAACAGAAGTTATTACGGATGAGGCTGGAAACGCAGCAAAAGAGCCTAGCTTACTAAATGGGCACGGAGAATTGCTAGATTTAACTAGATCGGATGCAGTTTATTTGCAATACGCAGTTTACCCAGAGATCGACTTTAGGAATCTCAATATACATCAACCACAACTACTAAAAAACGTAAGGGACGCATAAAATGGCAGACGTAATCTGGACTGGAGCGACAGACGGCGACTACTCGACAGCTACTAACTGGAGTACCGGCAGCGTACCAACATCAGGAGATAATGTATTTTTTACTTCAGACTATAACGTATCTGTAACGTCCGGCCTTAATCAGAGCGCTACGACGATAGCTAACTTTACAGTACAGGGTTATACCGGAAAGATAGGAAGTAAAGCGGGCTACTTGCAGATATCATTAAACGGAGCAGTTAACTTTAATGGGCTGGATCAGGTCTATTTAGATATCGGAAGTAGCAATATAGACGTATCAATATCAGGCAGCGGGTCTACTACTGGGACTCCCGGACTAATGCTCATCGGTACGGATATAGATAATTTAAACGTTATAGGCGGCAGCGTAGGCGTAGCGTTTAACCCAGGAGAAGTAGCAACGATAAACGCTATAAAGCTGCTCGGCGGTAGTATCGAAATAGGAGACGGTTGTACGCTAACCTCTGCAAACATTCAGGGAGGCAGCCTAACTACAGACTCCACGATAACTACGGTAACGATTTATACGGGCTCCTGTATCTTAGAAGGCTCAGCAGCCGTAACTACACTAAATAGCAACGGCGGTAGAGTTAACTACAATAGCTCGGGAAGTATTACTACTCTAAATCTATCGGGTACAGTAGACTGCTCAGGCTCTTTATTAGCTCGTACCATTGCTACTTTAGCTCCAGCAGCCGGGGGAGTAATAACCTACGATCCCAGCGTAGTTACGATTACTACTAAATCGGCTCCTACTTTACCTATTCAGGAGACGTATACGGATGGTTTCTAACGGCTATCAGTTCGACAGGGACTCCGTTAGAAAACTAAAAGCAGATCACGAGACGCTCAAACGGAGGCTCCAACATTTAGAGCAGCTAATACGTACGGGTTTAGGTTCCGGTACGAAAGAACAGCAAGTAATAGTAAAAGCCTCCGAGCTAATACCTGCAATAGACTCTGATGACTGCCTCGGAACAGGCAAGGCTAAAATATACGAGCTCTCCAGGGAAACTAGTCAAACTCAAGCAGCAGACGGTACCTACTATTACGATTACTGCTACTCAGAGAGTAAACGGGAGGAGATAAGAATATATAACCCTTCTGCCGTACCAGTTGCATCTGATACCTTTGTTAGATGCGAGCGACACAGTAAATCGGGTTTATGGCTAATTGATCCCGTCCAGACTGCGGTTGGAGTATCTAATGGAATTACTGGCAGATCAGGCACTACAGCGGGAACAGGTACCGCTAGCCTTTACTACATATCCTCCGGAAACCTGGTAGATACAGGGGAGAACGTAACCGTCTACAATATTGCTGATGCAACCGTAGCCTCTGGGAGCTGGATAACAATTAAGCAGAATAGCTACGGACAATGGTTTGTAGATATGGAGGCATGCGGCTAGTGGGGATTAGCAAACGCAGCCCGGATTGTACAGAGTGCAATTGTTGCGAAATCTACAGCACTACCTTTTGCGAAATTCTGGGAATACCTGGAGTATTCTTAGGTTTTCTCGGTGAGGAGTGGGACGATGAAACCCCCACAGGTAACTCCTGGAGCGTACGAAATACTACCTCCGATTGCTTTGTCATTAATTGCCCATCTGACGAGGGCAAAGTCTGGGCAGAGGGTGTATTCAATGATAACTTTCCAGGTCGTCGCGCATTGTTTAAGCAGCAGCTGCCGGACAAATACTCAGCGTTCTTTGATTTAGAGCTAACGTACGACCCAGATATTACTAGTAGTACCTACAACGTAGGAATTGAGCTAATAGCCGATTATGTAGACGATGACAATTGGCACGGCGTTAGAATTCATATAGACGGCGAACACTCGAGCGGCACGGCAGTTATTTTTGAGTTGATGAAAATGGATTCGGGATCGTTAGAGCTGGATGAAATCGACTATATAACCCTGCCGTCTGCCGTGTTTACATGGCGAGAACGAATAGAGTTTGCTGTCGATACCTGCGACTCCGGCGAGCCGTTTATATTTTTATCCACCAGTGAATTTAGCCTGCCGTTGCTTATAGATGCTCATGGCGGTAATCAGTTAGCTATGGCTGTTATGGGTAGCACTACTGCAGGCAGCGAAACTTTCGATTGTGACGGCGTTACTAAGTCAATCTCTAAACATGTCCGAGTGTACGACATCGACATCAAACGCAATGCCGACGACCTAGCCGGCTGTGAAGAAATAAACTTGATTTGCTGTAAGTGTGGAATACCCCTCGAATTAGAAGTACAGTTTAGCGGGTGGGCTGATGACGATTGCGACATCTGCGGCGATGAGCTGGACGAAACGTACAGCCTTCCGTTTGTAGGACAGCTCGGCGGATTTGATTGCGTTTGGTCGTATACTTTTGATCCATATTCACAGCCTCAATGCACAAAGGGCGATTTGCAGTTAACGCTGATCGACATTAAAGTTAGGCGAGAAACCGGAACAAAGTGGTTTGTTGAGATAAACGTGTTTGTTCAGGATTTGATTACGATGGATGTAGATGAGAGCCGTTTTTTGTGGGAGTATGACGAGGGAATAAGCCTGTTAAGTAACTGCGATCTGGATGGGACGCAGGTATTTATTGCAGTTACAACAGGATCGTCTGTAATTGAATTATCTGATTTTTGCGATACAACGGGGACGGTAACTGTATCAAATGGTTGATTGTATATTTAAACAGCACAAACAGACTCCCGGAGTAGTTTGTGTAAATTGTGGCATTACTAAGAAAAAGCCTACTAGGCGCAATTGCGGCCTAAAAAAGGGGTTAGGAGACTCTGTAGCCAGAGTTACTAAAGCCGTAGGAGTAAAACCCTGCGGAAAGTGTAATAAGCGTAGAGCAGCACTTAATAACGCTAAGCCGACCCCAGCATACAGAGACGCTCGGTTAATCTATACCTCTACGCTCGTACGTAAAACGGTAGACTTATGTAGCGTGCTCCCGGCTAATTTAGATGGAGTCTGCGGTATACCTCGATCCGGTATGATTCCTGCCTCTGTAATAGCTACTCATTTACATTTACCTCTGTATACTCTCCAAGATGGAGAGCCCCGAGCCGTAGGACAGGGTAACCGGTTAAAGCCTGGCAAGTCTGGTAGTAATATACTTTACGTAGATGATACTGTGATGAACGGGCATACCCTGCGTAAGCTACAGGAGCTCCGAGCTCCTACGGCAGCTATTTTTAGCAACCCTAACTCTGAGCTACAACCAGACTACAATTTAGAGAGTCTACAGCCTCCGCATTTTTTAGAGTGGAATTTATTTAACAGTTTATACGTAGAGCGTATGGGGTTCGACATGGACGGAGTAATATGTGAGGATATATTACCGTCCCAGATAGATACTAAAATACCAAAACCAAGGTATCTACCAAGAATTGCAGACGTAACGATTATTACTGGCAGACTCGAGGCCGATAGAGCAGAAACCGAGCAATGGCTGGCGGACTGGGGAGTAAACGTTAAAAGGCTTATTATGTTTTCCGGCAGTAACTCAGATAGAGCTAAACCGAGAGCTATAAGCGATTATAAGGCTCGGGAGTTTAGTAAGCTCGGCCTAGATTGGTTTGTAGAATCCGATAAGCGGCAAGCGCAGGAAATAGCCGAGCGTACCGGAGCCTGGGTAATATGTACTGAGGACGGAAAGGTATATTGATGGTAGGACGTAAAAGAAGATACCGAAAAGACGGACAATATTACTACGAAGATAGAGACGCTCCAAAAGTAGAGAAAAAAGAGGAGCGGAGAGACTACAAAGTATCTAAAATAGATGCCAAGACCGAAAAGGCTAAAGCAGTTGCAATTAAACGTAAGTGGACTGCAATACTACTGATAGCCGTTATCATTGGGTTGGTTATTATTAAATTCGGAGGATTCAAATTGTGAAAAAATGGTATCAGTCAAAAACCATCTGGGTTAATGTTTTAGCGTTTATTGTTAGCTCATTAACAGCATTGACAAACGGCGACTGGGTAGCTGAAAACCCTGAAGTGGCTGCGATAGTTGGTGGCGTAGTTGCAGCCATTAATATCGTGCTGCGTAAGATTACGGATAAGGAAATCGGCTAAATGTCAACCACTACAACATTTACAGTGGCAGCAAGTGCAGATGATGGCCAGGTAGAAAAAGCCACATCGTCAGCAACTATACCAACGTCTGGCTGGGGTACTCCCAGCAATAGTAGTAGTGTCGTTAGAGTTGGCAGTCAAGATAATGAAAGCTGGCCTAACTATTTCACGCACTACCTCGGTTATTTTCGTTTCCAGAACATCACTATCGCACAAGGTGCGACAATATCTTCGGCGTATTTTAAGCCGTACAAATCAGGCTATCCGTCCGTGCCTCTAGTGCTTCATGGCATTAATGCGGATAATGCAGCAGCACCGACGGCCGGAAGCGATTTAGCAGCAAGCAATTTCACTTCAGCAAACGTTAGCTGGACAAGTTCGGCAGGAACAGGGCAACAAACCAGTTCAGATATTAAAACCATCCTACAGGAAATTGTAGATCGTGCTGGTTGGTCAAGTGGCAATGCAATGATGCTTGCTATTGTCACAAACACATTTAGCTATGCAGGGCAATATTCTTGGACTGCAAGATCTTACGACTATTCAAGTGCTAGCGAGGCCGCCGAGCTTGTTATTGAATACGACGGTGGAGGCGGTGGCGGCGGAGGCAGCATATCTGGTATCGCTCACAAAATAGGATCAAAAGTCGCTAATCCAGTAGCTTATAAAATACCGAATAAGGAATAAAAACAATGTATACGTACGATAAAGTATTTACAGCACAAACCGCCAATGGTTCCACCAGCTCCTTAAATTGGGACGGTCGAACAGGCCAGGTTATAGCGTCCGGCACTTGGGACAGTGCAACACTACAGCTGGAAGTTAGCCCGGACGATGGAACCACGTGGATTAGCGTAGGCGACGAAGGCAAGCTGTCAGACGATGGAGCATTTAATTTCAATCTGAATCCGTGCAACGTACGTTTAACCGTAGCGAGTGCCGGAGCGTCAACCAGCTTAAACGCCTGGATAACATCCGAAGAATACGGTAGCTCTAAAATATAAAGAAACTCCGAAAGGAGCCAGTAGGAAGGGATGCCTACCGGCTTTTACATAATGAGCGAATACGACGAAGTAAGAAAAGATATTAGCCGTTTAGAGATAAAAATAGAGCAAGTTCTAACCGAAATAAAGCCTCTAACGCATCTATACAGAGGTAACGGAAAGCCTAGCCTAGAGGCTAGAGTGCTCCTAAATGAGACAGACCTAAAGGAGCTAAAAGGCTCTACCAGATGGGCTACCAGGACTGCTATAACTGCTATAGCATCTGCTGCCGGTACTGCTCTCTGGTATATTCTCACAAAATAGCCTATAGCTGCTATTGCAATGCGTCCGAGTATTATAGTAGGCTTATTTAGCTTTTAACCTTTACCATTTACTTTATAATTAATTCGGAGGGAGAAAATGTTATTTTCTTCAATGCAAAATTCCAACGCAGTTAAAATACGAGTACCTAAAGGAATCGCTCAGCGGATTAAAACGTATGCGAGCGATAAGGCTAGACCTGCTAACTACTCTAATTACTCGGGCAGGCGGTACGATGAGGAAAGCGTATTTTTAGACCTAGTAACTCATTGGGCATTTAGTCGATACTGCGTAAACGAGGGGCTATTCCACGAGTGGGGATACAACGCAGGGACATATATAGATTTTGTTGTAGAGTCTATAGAATCGGGGGTTATACTGCCTCTCTGTATTATACCTACCTCTGCCGGGTTTGATTACAACGAGGCTGAGGAGGGTCTGAGGTTAAGCCGTTACAGGTTACATTCTGAGACGATGGTGAGGCTCTATCTAGCGGCTCGCTACGATGGTAAATTAGTTCACTTTTACGGGGGCTGCGATAGGCTACAGCTAGAAAATGGTAATATCTGGAATTTAAGGCCGACGATATACCAGGTGCCTATTTACGATCTGGGGTTTACCATGTCCGAGGTACCTAGCATGCTGCGTAAAGCCGATAAGAGGCAGGAAGTACTACAGGGTTTATTTATCTGAGGGAGTAGATAAATGGGTTTAGTTATATCTAGAAAGAGGGGCGATAGCTTTACAGTAGGTAAGGCTCTCATAACCGTTACACGTTTTAAGGGGGACTCTGCTATTTTGCACATCGAGGCAGATAGGAGTATTCCCGTACTAAGATCAGAACTACAGGAGTTAGACAATGGCAAAGAAAAGCCTAAAAGCGCGGAAACCAGAGGCTAAGGGTATCCAGAGAGCCCGGATTATCATTAGCGGAGCAGCAGGGGTAGGAAAGACTTATTTTAGTTTAGACTTCCCAAAATGCTATTTTATAGACGTAGAGGGCTCTGCCGTCCGAGATCATTACCAGGAGAAGTTAGAGCAGTCCGGAGGTGCTTACTTTGGACGAGCGGAGGGAGCCGGTAGTATCAATAGCGTTATCGACGAGGTAATAGCGTTAGCTACCGTAGAGCACGATTACCAGACGCTCGTAATAGATTCTTTTACAGAGCTCTACAATGCCGAAGCAGCTAAGGCAGAGATAAAGGTAGGTAATGACTTTGGAGCAGATAAGCGAGAAGCTAATAAGCCTACCCGTAGGCTGCTCCACTGGGTTAATAAACTAGATATGAACGTCATTCTAATCTGTCATCCAGCGGATAAATGGGGAAAAAACGCTAAGGGAGAGTCCGAGGTAGTAGGCTCTACTTTTGACGGTATGAAAAAGCTAGACCATAAACTAGACGTATGGCTAGAGGTTAGCATGATAGGTAAAACCCGTAAGGCTAAGGTGCGTAAATCCAGAATCAAGGGATTAGATACCGGCTCTAGTTTCCCGCTAAAGTTCCCGGAATTCTCTAAACGATTCGGAGCGGAGCTAATCGAAAAAGAAACAGAGCAGGCTATAGTACCTGCTCCCGAGGAAAAGGTAACACTCCTGGATAGTAAACGCAGAGAGGCGGGCATAGGGCAGGCTACTGTAGACTCTTGGTTGGAGGCTGCGGGAGTGGAGGAGCTATACCAGCTAACAGAGCAACAGGTAGACAAGTGTCTGACTTACTGCGAGGATAGAATAAATGCCAGTTAGGAGCTCTAGAAAAACGGCCGATATTATCCGGGTTTTTGATTACGTGCAGCTAGTAGGAGAGGAACTAGAGAGGATGACTATCGGGCAGATTAGAAACTACGTCCGCAAAAATACGGGTATCTACCTGGGTTATAAATCACTTACTGATATTTGCAATTTATTAAAGGTTAAGTATGAAATTCGATAAGACTAAAGCTGATCCGTTTTTATTGCCGGACGGAGACTATTATTTTGAGGTAGTAGAGGCTACTGATACCGTTTTTGAGCAGGACGACCAGTCTATACCTCAGATTAAAGTACTACTGAGATTAACCTGGGAGACTGAACAGGGAGAGCGTACTAGCTTACTAAACCAGTGGCTCTGCTCTGAGTCTCGGGTTTATCTACTCCGGCAGTTTCTCTACTCAGTTGGTTTAGGTGACGATTGGGAGGCAGGAGAGGTAGATAGCTCTGATTTATTCGGTCTATCCGGCTCCTGCCGGGTAGAGCAATACGAGCAGAAAAAGAATAAAGTAATGCGGAATAAGGTAGCCGAGTGGTATCCTTTGGAAGAATCGGAAAAGCCTACTAAAAAGGATAAGACTAAACCGAAAAAGTCCAAAGCAGCCTACGGTACCAATTTAGATGGTGATATACCGTTTTAATGAATGAGTAGACAGGTAGCGATAGTACTAATATTTACTCCGGCGTTAGTAATGCCGAGCAACGGTACAGGAGCGTTAATATCTGTTATTTGTTTTTTAGTTTATTTATTAGAGAGAGTACAACTCTCCCGAAACTCTCGGGGGTAGAGTTGACTGGGAGCCCTGGCAGGTGGGGATATCTGCCAGGGCATTTTTTAAGCGTAGGAGGGATACTATGCAGGGGTACGTAAAAATATACCGGAGGCTCTTAGAGTCCGAGGTATTTGAGGAGCCTAAACTATTAAAAACTTGGCTCTGGCTCTTATTAAATGCTAACTGGGAAGATAGGCAGACCCGGCAGGGTATCTACATAGAGAGAGGGCAGCTAGTCACCAGTAACCAGAGAGCAGCGAGAGCTCTGGACTGCTCGGTAAACACTGTTAGACGGCATCTAAAGGTATTAGAGGGGCTCAAAATGATACGCATAGAGGCTGATACGGTTTGTACGGTCGTAACTATTTGTAATTACAGGACTTACCAAGACGAGGCACTAAAAAGCCACACAGCTACTGATACGCAAACTGATATACAAACTGATATGCAAACTGATATTAGAATAAGAAAAGAAGAAAAGAATAAAAGAAAGGGAAAAAGGGTTTTTGTTTTTGGGGACGTAGTTAGAGATGGAGTGATAGCCTCCTGGGTTAAGTATAAGCGTACAGGAGCTCGTTATACAGATCAGCAGATAGAGGCTTTTATTAAACAGGTGGAGAGAATCCCTACGAGTAGCTTAGAATTAAAGGTTAACAGAGCGATTGCTAATGGTTGGAAAGGGCTAGGAGATATCAGTAATCCAGAGGAGCCCGTTAAGCCTGCTAAGAGAGTAAATAAGAGAGATGTAACAAATACGCTACTATACGATGCGCAGAAGCGATTACAGAGGCTAGTAGAAAGGAATCAGGGAGACACAGTTACAGCGGAGAGCCTACGCAAGGAGATTAAAGAGTATGAGAGTACGCTACATAAAACCCGGACAAAATAAGAGATTACGAATATTAACCAATAACGTAGACGCTTTATCAAAACTAGATAAATCATTAGATACGCAGGGATTTAAACAGGTAGGGCTATTAGCATTTATTAGGCACTTTATTACAGCCGGCAGAGCTAAACGGGTTAAACGTGATAGTACTAGAGCCTGAAAAACTGATAATATTCACTCCTACCGGAGTTAACGCAGATGCTATTCATAGCAAGATATGCTCTAAACAGGGTAGTTACTGGGTTATCGGTACTAACTCTATTACCTGGGCAGATGAGGCAACTACCAGAATACCGGTAAAGTGGATGGAATACAGGAGAGCTCTGGTAGTACGTAATCCATATACCAGGCTGCTCAATCTGCTGGAGGAATACAACCAAGAGAGAGACGATTTAGCGGCTCCCGTTGATTTAGCTACATTCTCTAACGATATAGGCCGATTAAACTGGAATTACTCGGAGACTATTAACCAGTGGGCTGCTAGCGTGCAGCCTTACGAGATTATACGTTACGAGAGCCTCAGCAAGGATATAAAAAGAGTAACAGGGAGAGCATGCCGTATAGCGTTAAGTGATTACGGAGACTGGCTGCAACGGTACAGTAGGCTTAATCCCGATCTGCTAATATACCTCTACAGGTATTTTAGTGAGGATTTAATTAGATACGGCTATAACGATATAGCGATTACACCAACTAGAGCGAGGGTATTAGGTGGTAAACAGTAAGCAAAAGGGCAAAAGGGGAGAGCTCGAAGCCGTTAGGCTGCTTAAAAAGATTTTTCCGGAGTACGACTGGAAACGATCCCAGCAATATTGCGGTATTGGAGATGGAGCCGCAGACGTTGTAGGCAATCCTAATCTGCATATCGAGGTAAAGCGTACAGAGAGAGGTAATCAGGCTCTATACCGATGGATAGATCAGGCAATAACAGACGCTAAAGGGGCTCAGATACCAGTAGTATTAACCCGCTCTAACGGTAATGACTGGATACTATGCATACTGGCGGAGGATTTACCTGAGGTATTGGAAGTATGCAACCCAGAGAATTAGTAGAGCAGCTACAGAAAGCATTACAGAGATTACGTAATACTTTGGAAAGCAATCATAAAACAGACGATTTGACCAATTGCCATAACTGCGGTAAAAAGCCTGCCAGGTACTGGAGCCACTGGGGTAGTTGGATAGTTTGTAAATGCGGGCAGATGATTTACGCAGGGCTAGGCAATAAGGCCGATGTAGGCGAATTATGGGATAATATGAATGAACGACGAGAGAATTAAACCACCACTGCACTACGATTTAGATTTGCAGCCCTGGGACGTAATAGAGGACTGGGGGTTATGCTACTGGCTAGGCAACGTACTAAAATATATATGCCGGGCTGGACGTAAAAAAGGCAATCCAGAGTTAGACGATCTGGTAAAGGCTCGTAATTATCTAGACGAGCGTATCCGGCAGGTTAAAGCTGATCAGTCTCGTAGGCTCGGTAGTTGATACCTTTACGTGGATCAAACGTAAAATCTAACCAGTATCCTCCCAGAGGCCGAGCTCCTAAAGCTCTCTCGTTAGCCCATCCTTTGGCTCCGTCTATAAACTCGTCTTTATAAGTGCCAGTGCGTATAAAATACAGAGTATCGTTAACGGGTCTAAAGCTCGAGCTAAGCCGGGTACGCATTAGCGGAAAAGCCTCTTTCCGGTGAATATGGCCAGCAATGTATATATCGGCATGTACCTGGGTTAGATACTTTTGGAAGGCTCCAGTCTGCCGGCTAAATCCACCACCACCGCCATATCCATGATGCGAGTAGATTATTTTAGAGGCTCTACTATTGTTTTTGCTAATCGCTACTTTGAGAAAATTACCATATCCTCCAGATAGCGTAATACCTCCCTCAGAGCGTAGAATCTGGCAGAATCGCTCTATTACGTCCGTCTCGAGACGGCTCGTTATTGCAGTCTCGTGATTACCAGGGGTAACGACTACTAGATTATCTGAATAAGGCTTAAACCATTCAGCAGCCTCGTTAATAACTGCGTCTATATAATTCGGTACGTTATGCTGCGGGAGGATATCTCCCTTACAGGCTCTTCCATCGTATTTACCCTGCATGAGACAAAACAAGTCCCCAAATATAGCTATAGCTGCGTTTCTCTCTAATGCCTCGTCCAAGTGCCGTTTGAGTAAGTCCCTTTTACATTTAGGATTGTCAAAATGGATATCGGATAGAACTAGTAAACTACGAATATCGGCATTTTTACGTACGGAAAACCTGAGTACTTGTACGTTGCGTCCTTTACGCTCGATCTGCTGCATTACCTGCCTCCTATCTAGTAGATTCTAGATAATAGCGTAGCGGCTATATAGGCAGTTTTTATAATGAGGTTACTAACCCTGTTAGCCCCTGCCGGTAGCCTTATCTATCCCTCTTGCCGGCAGGGGTATTTTTTTATGATTATTTATACGAAAAGGTATAGAGAGGGCTTGTCATAGCCGATAATATAGTTATACTTATTAGTATAACAACTAACCTTTAACCTTCAAACGAAAGCCGAAACAAATGAAGCGTTTTTCATTAGCAGACCAATACGACGATGTGGATAGTGGCTGGGTAGTAGAAGCTAATACTTGGGAAGAAGCACTAGACATAGCCAAAGCAGAAGAATATGACGTTCTGATGTGGGTAGAGATCGACGAATATTGTAAATGGATTGGCGACATCGAGTACACATAAAAACCCCGCCGCCTTTCGGGGCGGCATAACATCGGAGGATTATTAATGCCAGATTACAGCAATACAGTTATTGAGTTTAACAAGGCTCTACAGCAAGAGACAAAAGCCGTTAGAGATTTTATTAACGGCTCTGCAGATGATTTTAAGCATTATCTAGAGATAGCGTACGAGCAGGGAGTAGAGGAGGCTATAGCTCTCCTGGTTAATGCAGCGTACGGTAATCAGGAGGGTTAGAGATGTTACAGGTAGGTGAGCTATTTGCTGGTATTGGTGGTATAGGGCTAGGGTTAGAGATGACCGGAGGCTTTGCCGTCAAATGGCAGGTAGAGATAGACGAGTACGCTACTAAGGTACTCGAGAAAAACTGGCCGGAGGCTAAAAGGTGGAACGATGTTACTACTTTTCCTCCAGAGGCTGGAGACTGGGATATAGACGTATTGGCTGGGGGATTCCCTTGCCAGGATTTAAGTTATGCAGGCAAAGGAGCCGGATTAGATGGAAAACGAAGCGGACTATTTTACGAAGTTATGCGAATTACAGAGAGACTCAGACCGAGATACCTTTTACTGGAAAACGTCTCAGCGCTCCTTACTCGGGGGATGGATAGAGTACTCGGAGAAGTGGCCGAGATCGGGTACGATGCGGAATGGCACTGTATACCGGCTGCCAGTGTTGGTGCCCCTCACAGACGTGACCGGGTGTTCATACTGGCCTACCCCGACAGCAATGACGGGAGGAGAATCTATAGCCCCGAGTCACAAAACAGGAAAGCACGGCTGGAATCTGGGAGCAGCGGTCAGGGACAGTCTTTCAGAGAAGCCATTGAGAATGTGGCCTACCCCAGTAGCAACAGATGCGGAGAAGATGCCGAGCGGGAGCCTATCCAGGGCGGTACGTCCCGATCTGGAATTCAGCAAGAGAAAGAACGGGAAAAAAACATTCATACCAACACCAGCAGCATCGGATGCGAAAGGATGCCCGAAAAACAGATATCCAGGGAGCCCCACATACAAGAGCAACTTGTGCGAGTACATCAACAAGCCGGGAGGGATCAATGGGAATTTGAGCCCGGACTGGACAGAGTGGTTAATGGGGTTCCCAATAGGGCACACAGAATTAGATGCTTAGGCAATGCGGTAGTACCGCAGGTAGCCGAGGTATGGGGTAGATATATCCTGGAGAGGGAGAGATAAAGAGATGAAGCTAAACGAATTACGAGAGAATATGCTATTAGATATCATTAGGAATAGACAATCTAAGGGGCTATCTATGGTAGAGGCTGCTAAAGGGGCTGGTATATCGCAACCTAACTGGAGCCGTATAGAGAACGGTGTACAGCATGCTACTCTAGATACCCTAATAGATATGGCTAAGGCAGTAGGGTTAGAGGTTACTGTAGCGTATGAGTAGTATATACAATTGCCCTACATGTAATGATATCAAGCTAGTATGGTTATCGGATAATGATACTACTACCGGGATCTGTAAGTCGTTGCAGTGCCCCTTATGCTCATTATATGTAGAGATATATATAGAGGTAGATTATGAGTAGTAGGGTTAGCTTATGTAAGTTCTGCCGTAAGCGTACCTGCATATGCCGTAATCAGGATAGGCGTACGGTACCTAAGACCTGGGTAAGACCTGAGCCTAAGCCTAACGATCCTGCTAAGCCTAAGAGAGCTAATAGTAACGCACGAGGATATAATCATAAGTGGCGTAAGGCTAGACTAACCTACCTACGCAGGGAGCCTCTCTGCGTACAATGTAAAGCAGACGGTAAGGTAGTAGCTGCCTCCGTTGTCGATCATATCGTACCGCATAGAGGAGACAGTAAGCTATTCTGGGACTCGTCTAACTGGCAGGCTCTCTGCCAGAGATGCCATAACAGGAAGACTGCTACAGGACAGTAAACAGAGGGGGGGGGTCATTTTCTATTTACGTATCGACTCCCGAC